CGAGTAGTTAAAAGACCCTCAGACATAAACAATTGACATTTTGATTTTAATGTCAAATCAGAGTCGTTAATCATATCTAAAAACTCTTCTGGATAGTTTCTTGCATATACAAGAATATCTCTTTTTAACTCAGCAGTTGATATGCGTGAAATATCTTTGTTTAAAATAATTCTAGCTACAACCTCTAACTGTTCAAGTGACATAGACTTCGCCTCTATCAAGGCATCGACCTGCACATTCATTTCGTCAAGTTCTTCTTGAGCTTCTTTCTTGTTATCAACCACCTCGAACTTTTTACCGTTCATTGGATGATATTCTAAGAACTGTTGAAGCACAGGATTTGTTCTTGGTACTCTCAAAAATCCATCTTCAAAGATAACAGGCTCTACAATTGCATTGCCATCTTGCTCATCTTCAAATGGTGTTCTTTGATTCCGTGCATATCTAAGTGGTCTATTGATCCCCTTGTCTTCATCAAAATAAAGCAAAGGTGACCGACTTGAACTTCTAGTCTGAATAATGTAGGATAAAGGTGCATTGTTTCTTTTTAGACGATACACCTTGTCCTCTAAAGGTTTTTGTTTCATTATATTAAATTTTAAAAAATAGGGTGACCCGAAAGCCACCCTATGTATCAATTAATTAATCTTCGAAAATTACGAAGTTGTTTGCTCCCATTACACAAACAGCTCTCTCAGAAAGGAAGTGTACTTCCATTGCATCAAGATCGCTAGTAGCAGCACCACCAGCAGAACCAGTAATGAATGTTTTCAAGCGTCTGTCCTCAGTTTGAGAAGCTCTGTATCGAACGTGTAAGAATGGTCTCTTAGCGTTTTTACCAAGAACTTGGTCATATACAGTTGTCGTACCCGCTGGTACTAATAAACCGCTTACAGAACCTGCACCCGCAGCTAAACCGCCACGCATTGTAGGATCGTTAAGATATTTCCAATCAGTCTTGTAGAAGTCATAACCTCTGCGGAATCCTGAGAATCCAAGGTTTAATGCCATCTGCTCATCGTTATCAAATAAACCATAAGACGTTCCACCTGCTCCGTAAGAGTTTTGAGCAGCTAACATGTCATCAATAGCGAAGTTAAGCTCTCTATTTACAAATAACACGTTTTCTTCAATAGCACCTTGAGCATCTAATCGTGCGATAACTGTGTCAAAATCTGCAAGAGTAGATGGTAGACCACCTGCCCATACATTACCTCTAGTCTCTACAGCATTAAACACACCTTCAGTACCAGCGAAACCTTGTGCTAAAGCTCCAGAACCAGCTCCAGAAGGAACAGCTTCAATCATTGCAGTCTCAAGGTAGTCATCAAAGCGAAGTCTTGTTTCATGCTCTGACTTCATGTACCAAAGGTATCCTGTAGCACCATTCTCAGTAGATACTTCAATCCAACCGATCTGAGTCATGTCAGAACCAGTGACTTGATATTTGTCTTTAAGAATAATTGGTTTGTTTTCGAAGATAACAGAATCTCCTTCTAAAGAACCATCCATTCCTACAGTCCCTTTTGCAAACTCAGAACCGTAAACAAATACTGTACAGTCGGAATTACCCGCACCAGTACCCGCAGCAACTAAACCACCAGCTTCATAGAAATCTACAATAAACTCAGTAGCACCTAATCCCGTTCCTGTAGTTTGACCTGTTTCTCTAACAATACCTTTATTTATTCCTGAACCATCATTAAATGAAATCAAAACAGTTTGTCCCACTCTAATAGCAATAGTAGGAGCTGCTAAACTAGACCCAGCTACATTAGATGCCGTAGAAGCAATGTTCTTAGCTGCAGCAACACCTGCAGGGTATGCACCTGGAGTAAGAAGGTCATCATTTACTCGGAAAGTAGCAAATGCATTACCTGCACCACCAACTGGTAAACCAACTTGTGTATACTTAACATGTAATCTACCTTGCTCTGCCCACTTAATAAGGTCAGACTCACAAGGCATCTCAGCACCTACCATTCTCATAAATGATGCTACTGAACGGTTTCCGTATCTCTCAAACTCCTTCTCGTAAGTATCAGGAAGATACTGATTCAAGAAGTCAAAGTTTGTTATATAATTCGTAGACAACGCAATTTTCGATGCCGACGGTTGCAGCCCAAATGTGGGCAATGCGTTAAAATTTCCTGCCATTTTTTATCTTTTTAAAATGTTTGTTATTTTCTTTTACTTTTAATTTTTAAGCCACGAGATGATGGTTCACTCATAGCTCGAATCTTCATGCCCCCCTTAGATGTTACCTCTGGCGTTCTACGTTCTCCCATGTTTACATTTTTGGTCTTACGCATCACATCTTCAGTAGCCTCAGATTTGCCTTGCTCATAAAAGAACTTGGCAAACTTTTCAGGATTCATTGCAACTGCTAACGCCTTATGGTATCCAACTGAATCTTTTAAAAGTCCAGTGTCATCCAAATACTTCGATATGAAGTTCATAGGATTCGACTGTATCTTTTTCAGTTCATCAGCAGAACCAGGATTGAAAGTGACATTTTTGTCATCTAGCTTGAATTCAAAACCTTTGAACTCGCTATTGAATAACTGATCTGTCTTTTCGGTAAACCATGTTTGCCGTCTTTCTGTCTCCTCTTTATGGGTTTTAGCAGATTCTATATATTTCCGATAAGCTCCTAATTCTTCCTCTTGCTCCGCAGTTAAACCGCCACTTGACTCAAGTGGTTGCTTGTAATACTCCTTCTGCTTTTCGAAATATTTCTTAGCTTTCGATAATATTTTCTTCTTTGCTAACTTTTTCTTTTTTACCTCGGACTCGTCATCTAACTCTTCATCATATGAAAAATCTTCCATCATAATGTTGATATCATCACTATCAAGCCCATCTTCGGTAGCTTTATAGTACTCTTTTAGCAAAGCATCCTCATTCATAGAGTCAAAGTCTCGATTCAAACGCACGTAATCATCAATACCTCGACCCGTTTCTTTTTTATACTTTAAGTAAGCAGCTACATCCTCTGGCATTTCTGGCGTTACTTCTTTCTCTGTAACCAGATCATCAAATGATGTAATCTCCCTACCGTATCTATCCCCTAAAAATTTAAGAACTTTTTCTTCACTTAATTCAGTGTCTTGTTCAACTACCTCCTCAGTAACCTGTTCTTTATCTTCATGCTGGTCAAGAATCTCTTGTTCTTTTTCAGCTAATGACTTTTCTTCGTTACCATCTACTTCACGTACTTTAAATTCCATTATATTATAATTTTATACAAAGTTAATAAAAATTTTTTATCTCGGATTGAACTCAGCTAAGTCAAAGCCATCTAGACTGTCCTCATTAGACTCAAACCTCTGTGGAGGTAGATTGTTCTTACGTTGATTTATCAATTTAGACTGCTCACTATTCTGCTGACTAATCCGATCTGATTTTGCTTTCTCTCTAGCACTCTCTCTGTCAGATAATGACTGATTTGACATCTGATGTATTTGTTGGTTGTATTGAAACTCTTGAGCCATTAACTGTGCTTTCATTTCTGCTTCAGCCTTCATCTTCTCAATTTCAAAAGCTATTTCAGCTTGTTTAATTTGCATCTTAGCACGAGCTTCCATCTCAATCTTTTGCATTGCAGTTTGCGCAGCCATTTGCTGAGACTGTTGTTGTATCTGAGCTTGCATAGCTTGCTGTTGCATCTGCATTTTTTCTTCTCGCTCTTGTTTAGCTGTTCGTTTTACTTTCAACAACTGATTAGCTAGTTTTATATTTTTTATCTCTCTAATATCAATAGCATCTTCTAAATTTATGTCACCTTTAGATAATGCCATTTGAATATTTTGTTCTAACTGAGCCTTCTGCTCTTCATCAGGAGACACTTCGATAAATATACCAAAGTCGTATATGTATAAATCAGATATCTCATTCAATATACTTACGTTGTACTTTCCAATCTTATTTGCAAAGTCATCTTTAAACTCAGCATACTCTAATATATCAGCAATTCGACATGATACAGCTTCTGCTAATTTTCTATACATAAAAAGACTACCGTCAAGTATATGCCTAGTTGCTGTATTTGAGTTTAGAGCCGCTAACTTTTGCACTCCGACTAAAGCATTAGGATCTGGCGTTGAGCCGTCTCTCGCCTCATTTAGACCCGTTACATTGCGTATTTGGTTAAGGTAATGGTTGTAGTTGGCAATAAGCATTTGAGTTTTACCAGCACCCGAACTAGATGTCAACTGCTGAATCGGAACTCTAGCGTTATTAAATTCACCATCTTGAGTATAGCTCCTACCAATGACACTACCCGTTTGGAAGTATAACCTTAAAGCATCTTCAGGATTATATGCAGCACCTGTACCTAAGTCTACTTCATTCAAACCGTCTGCATCAATAAACACACCATCGGGAACGACCTTAGCAATTACCTGCTGTAGTTTTAAATGCGTAACCTGTATCAAGTCAGCAAATGGTATCATCCTGCGAACTAAAGACTCTATAACACCCTTATACATTCTTGGAGCTGATGCTACGTAATTTGGCATTGCATGCTGAGATGATGACTTAGGTCGAACCATGTTCTCTGCCATCTTCCACTTCAAAATAATATTTGTACCCATTACCATGATACCTTCATACCATACATCAATGGTCTTAGATATTTTTTCAAATCCACCTTCTTCCATCATCTCCTCTGGTGGATTAAACTGATCATCTTTCTCTATTACTCGTGACCCACCACCTTCTAAGTTTTTCTTTTTGTATACAAACTTCTTTGTGGTCTTATAGTTGAAATATAATAAAGTACAAGTATCTTTATAAAAAATGTCATTATCATAAAACTGCGAAACATTGTAGTAGTCATACCAGCTTTGACTATACTGAGATATCTTCTCTAAATCGTCACTAGTTAAAGACTGATCAATCTTCATAAGCTCCGTAAGAGGAACTGTTTTTATTTCGCCCCAATAGAAACAATCTTTAAAGTGTGGGTCTTCAGTGTAACTATAAACAACATTAGCAGGATCTACATACGAAAGTTCAACACCTGCACCAGGTAAAAACTCATGCTTTGTTACACTAATCCCTAAAACTGTTAAGTCATAATCTATTCTTTTTCTTAAATCGTAGTAGTGATTCTCTTCAAATATTGTATCTATAGCTTCTTCTTCTGCAATCTCAATAGCTGGTTTATAATGAAGATTCATGTATAAAGATAACTCTTCATCATTATTAGGAAGCTCATCCGGTGGCATGATAAAAGGATCAAAACCTGATTTTTCTTTTATAATATTCAGCACAGGTTTAGCAACCATTTGCCCCTCTATTATATCTTGATACTTATTCCTTTTTGCTTGAGACAATGCATCTTGAGCATGAGCCTTTGCTTTGAATAATCTGTTAGACATTCCATTTACAACAATATCTACAAACTTAGGAAGGATAGGCACAGGTGTCCAATCTAAATTCAAGTAAGACAAATCACCGTCTACAGCAAGTTCATCTTTATACTTACGTATAGACTGCTCTCCCCTAGCATACAATCTAAGATTATGGAATTGCCTACGTTGGTCGTAGAATCTACATCCACCACCATCTTTCTTAAACCATTCATATTGTATCGCCTGACCAATCTGCAATCCAAATTCTTCAGTTGCCTTTTCTGCATCTGAAACAAATTGACTAGGAAACCCTTGCGGGGATATATTGACTACTACTTCCTTCATTATCTTATTATTTCGCTACTTATTCCTTTATTATTATACCTTGCAAAGTTAATACTTATTTTTGATTGCTTTTTTTGAGGGGTATATAAGTGTTTTTGATTTGCCATTATAGCCAAACCTGAGCTAATCGTAGCATCAAATTTTGTACGATTATTTATATCAAACTTTGCCCAATCCTCAAGAGTTCTATTAAAATGCATGTCACCAATTACATCAGAATTTCTTTCAATACCCTCCATGTCAAACCCCACATATTTCTCAATGTATGATTCAATAGCTGATGCATGTGCTTGCTTTACCGCTTCCGATGAGTTTGGTATTCCCCCAAGCTCACGTTCTGCTTTTGATAGCTTGCTATATTGCTTATCGGGTCTATTTACACTAAATCCTCTATACCCTCTATTTTTAAAATGATACAACAATCTTGGTTTATTGTTTTCTACTAGCACCGGCATTCCATAGAACACACATGCCATTAGTACCTCTTCAAAAAATATCTCTGCGGTCTGTGGTCGTGCAACATACTGCAAGAAAAACTGATTGGTAGGTCCTTCGTCCATATGAAACTTAGTCATACCATGTAATGCACCATTAGACCCTCCACCACCTACAACACCTGATATGTCGTAACTGTCGCATCCAAACGCCCCCATATGGTCGTTACCAGGATATTTTATTCCGTTTTTATTAATTATTCTATTTTGCAATCCAACATTAGGAATCCAACTGACCGAGAATCTACCTTTTTTATTAGGAGTCCATATCACCTTTGTGTCTCTCACTCCATTTTGCCAATGGAATCCACCTCTTGTTATATAATGCCCTTTTATCATTGCATCATTAAAATCTATCTGCTGATATATCTTTGTAAGATTAAATATAGATGCCTTACTCTCATCTCTAAATGCATGTGATTCTGTTCTAGGAAACTGTCGATAGTACTCATTTAATGCATCAGCATCTCCTTTCAATGACTCAACTTCTGCCTCCCAATAATCAACAGCTCCTTGATCTATTAACTCGCCATCAATTCCATAAACAGGATTATCAGGAGTTCTAAACACAGGCATACCATACTTGTCTATAAACCCTTCTAAGTTCCACTCCATTGGAATAAATAAACTATACAGACCTGTTTTAGTCTGTCCATTACCATTCCTTTTCTTGACATTTGATTCTTGATATAACTTCTTAAAGTTTCCACCACCTTTGTCTAACGCATTACAAGTAGAACCCATCATGCACTTACCAATAATTTTACGACCTAATCTTAGACATGTCTTTGTTACCTTCCAGTTGTTTAAAATATTATTAGGTCTTAACCATTTACCACTCTCATCGTGAGCTAAAAATAATATCTTCTCACCATCATATGAGTTATCGTCAGTATTCTTCCAATCAATTGTAGTATCTAATCCATCTATATGATCCTTGCTTTCCTCGTACATGTTCTTACGAGTTATTTTAGATGCAGGAACTCTAAATGCTAACTCTGTTTTTGGTCTATCCATACCATCTTGAACAGGCTTAAAAAAGAAAGGTAACTTATTAGCTATAGGAACAACTTTATCAGTAAACATCTTCTTAGCATCAGCACCTGTTTTAGATAATATACCAAGCCGAGAATCTCTAGCTAATGTTCCTATGTTTACACACTCTGATGATGACATGAAAGAAAACCCTGAACGTCTAATCTTTAAATACACCATTCCAAATGCTCTAGGGTCAGCTTTGCAAGCCTCCCAAAATATATGAAATATTCTATTAGCCTCTCTAAAGTCAGGATATCCAATATCTATACTTGACCACTGTATGTACATGTAATGAGAGCCTGTAATGTATGTAGGCTTACCATTGTTCATAAACCAATGCCCATACTCTCTCTTATCAAATTCTTTCTCTATATACGAAACCCATTGAGCCTTAAATTCGTTAGGCATTTGATTCCATTGAAATATAGACTTAATACGTTTTAATGCTTTAGGCTCTTCTATCCTCTCCCAATATTGGTCTTCAGAATACTTGCTTCTACTATTAACCCTCATAGGCTCTGGGGGTAAAGCAATTTTTAAACCGTTTATATCATAAACTTCTCCAATCTTACCATTCTTAGAAATTACAACTACATCAAACTCTTTGTTATACCCATACGTCCATCCTTGACCTCGATTTTTCTTCTTGATCACTGTGGATGGTATGTAGTCAACCAACACACTATATAACCTATTTTGATCTTCGTTCTGCAAACCCTTGCTTTGTATTTATGTTTTCAGCAATTGTTTTAGTTGATTCAATTTTCTCTTTCTCTTCGTCTATCTTATCCAATATTGCAAATGCATCAAATATTGCCAACTTCTTTGTAGCTGCTGCGTTCTTTAGCCGGTCCGCTGCTAATTCATCCTCTGGATCTGGCTTGATAATTTCTTCCTCTGCCACCTTTATTAGATGATCAACAGCTTTATAACCAGCTTCAATTATTCTTTTCTTTTTGTCTTTCATAGGACCATAGATATTTGATTATCAAAAAGTCTATACATCCTCTCTCCATCAATAACAAACTCATAGTTACAGTTCGGCTTATAACCTACTATACTCCCTTTGTCTACACCCTTACTCAACATGTATGCATTTGGATATAGCATCTCGCCCATCAAAGGCTCTTCCTTGTCATTAGTGTCTATGCTCTTTTTAATTTTATCAATAGGCTTTATAAAACAATACCTGTCGTGAGCGAACCACTTGCCATCTCGACCATACATGTAGAACTGACTATTGTCTACAAAAAATAAATCGTCTTTTAAAAAACTTCTTCCACTCTTCTTTCTGCCGTACATGTCATTGTAAAACTTAAATACATTGTGATGTACAACCAATGAGTCTCCAACTTGAATGTCTCCATTATAGTTAACAGGTGTCGAAACAACTACAGCAATCCTATTGGATGCCTTATGATTCTCCTCAGAAGTATTAACTATAAAGTCAACACCCTCAATATCTTTACTGCCCACATAACGATTACCTCCCGATGCTCTTACTATAAAGCTATACGGTGATTTCATACTAAAAGTTTATATTATATTCTATTGAGGAAGGCATAGCGACATTAAATTGTTTCCATAGAAGAATCTCATCACCTTGCTCTATCCAAATCTTTATAGACCCATCCTTGTCATCTTGCTGTATCAAGTGAATGCTATAACTACCGCCAAGGACTTTTTGCCCTATCACGTAATTCATACTAGACTTATAGTCTGGACCTATTGCTATTTTTCTTATATGCATATTATGATAAAGCACTAAGTGCTACTCTTTTCCAAACTGATCCTGTGTATATATATAAATAACTAGCATCAACTCTTATTTCACCTTTTACACCAATGGTATCAGCTGTAGGAGTAGTACCTCCATTAAATAATGTTACAAGCTGCTCTAGTTTAAAGTTTTTAGTAGCATTTGATGATGTGTCACCAACCTCTGTACCTATTACCTTGTCTCTGCTTAAATTTGGTGCAGATGCGTTATCGTACGTACTTATTTTTGCCATTACTCTTCTTTTTGTTTGACCTCACCCGTCTGCATGTTTATAACCGAGTTTAGTCCATATTTTTCAATTAGTTCCTTCTCTTTTAACTGGAACTGTACCTTTAATCCGTCAACCTCTAGCAGTAGCTCATGCTTTTTGATCTCAATGTCACCAAGCATTGCCTTTGCAGAATTTAATTTAGCAGTAGACTCTTTTATAAAATTTAATTCTGTTTCTTCTAATTTCATTTTGTTCTATTTTTTCTTCTGAATAATCCCTTCTTTTTTTGTGGTGGTCTAGGCTCAGAAAATATCTTTACCTTCTCATACGAGCGACCCCCAAAATATGATGCAATTACAGTAGTTAAAATTAACTGCAAAAGCGATATCCATTCTTGCTTTACATTGAATGTTACAACTCCAGCTTCGATGAATATAAGAATCATTGTGTTAACTATCAAAAATATTAGCACTAATGGTCGAACATTCTTACTTAACCAAGAATCACTAGACATGTCAGCATTCCACCTTTCTGTTACATTCTTCTCCATCTCTGCCTCCATCTCAATTAAGATTTCAGTCATCTCCTTCTCAAACTCAGCCTTCTCGTCCTTAGTACGAACAAAGCGATCTACAAGACCGCCCAACTTATCAACAACAGTACCTGTCGTTTCAGCTATTGTATTTGGCAGTATATCTTTCATATATATTTGTATTCTTCAGTAGCGTCAAAACTTGGACACGCCTTATTAGCAAAGTCCCTGTGTCCATGTATTACCGAATCAGGAAATGTCAATTTCAAAAACTCTAAAAGTATTTTTAACGACTTCTTTTGCTCATCAGTGCGAGTGTCCTCAGCATCTCCTTTCTCATTAACACCACCTACATAGCATATGCCTACACTCTCTTTATTGTACCCTTTAGTATGCGCCCCTTGTCTACTTATAGGTCTACCTATCTCAATCGACCCATCTAGTCTTACAACGTAATGGTATCCAATGTCTGACCACTTACGATCCTCAACGTGCCATTTTCTAATGGTATCCACACCAATATCCATAGATGGTGGTGTAGCAGCACAGTGTACAATAATTTTTTTAATCTTTCTATTCATTGTTGTTAATTTCATAAAGCCTTTGCTCCATTGTGTTTAGTTTAGATTTTATTTCTATAATTTCAGTCTTTATGTACTCAAGCTCTGCACTTGTTTTTACAATCGCTCTTTTTAACTGCTCATCCATAATAGGTAACTCTTTAGCCTCTTCAATCTGTGCTTTTAATGAAAAGTACATACCAATAACAAATCCTAAGACCATAATAACTGAAACCATGTCTTTTGCTGTTAGATTGATCCGTGTCTTTTCACTTATATTCATGATTGAAATTGTGCTAAATAGTTAGTAATCATTTGTAGGTACTTGTCTTTTCTCTCTTGTGTAAATACATCATCTACAGATATACCTGATAATAAATCATTAACAGATCCTACTGCACCTGTTTGTGCAAACTGTAATACATTTACAAACTTAGTCATCAAGGCTTCACCCTGCTCAACTGTAACACCTGCATTCCTATTATCTAATAAGAACGTTTGTATTAGTTGCAGGCAAAACTCTATATCCATTGAAAGCCTCTCGTCTACACTTATAGGTTGCACAGGTCCAATATACTCAACAGCATAACCTTCACCTAAAGTGTCAGCAAATGCTTGAGCATCTTCCTCTGTTGCAAACTTTTTTGTGCAACTCCAGTTGTCTTTATATATCTTATAATAATTCATTCCATTGAAGGTTCAGGGCTTTTCCAACCAGCAGTGTTCATTATCTGAAATATCTCTTCATTATTATAAACTCCTTCCGATGTAGTTAATGCTTGAACAGATGCAGGAATAGATTCAGTGTCCCACTTTACTAATGTTTTAGTATTGTCATTTGACTTTCTAAGAGTTTCAGCAGAGTCTTCTAGTACCTGACTAAAATCAATTAGACCTATCTCGGAAATATTAAATATTGTATAACTTCTATGTTCATTATTATGCGACATACTTATATTTTAAAATTTATCTAATAATGCCGTATCTGACTTTAATAGCATTATAATTCCTTAAAACTTCAGCAGCTGAAAGAGCCTTACCATAGATTGCTGCTTGTGATATTTTTCCATTTAAAGGAAACTGACCAACAGGAAAGTTTACATTATCCTCAAATGATCCAAGCATCAACTCACTGGTATTTGTGAAATTATATTCTTCTAATCCACTAGCACCTAAAAAAGCACCATTTACATATACAGAAAGATTATCTATATCATCATACGTTGCAACTATATTATTCCAACTTCCATCAGAGAATATACCTCTAAAATCTAACCCAGAAAAAAAATCTCCAAAGGAACCCGATGTAGAAGCCCTAACAATTAAACCTTTATATGTACTACCCCCTCTCAATCCAATGGTCCATCCACCTACAGTATTCGTGTCACGCTTACTTATCAGTCCGTATATGTCACTTGATGATGCTAGTGTCTGTGAATTATTGAACCAAATACTAATACTAAAAGTAGAACTATCATCAAAGTTTAGAACATTGCCAAACGTAGCATAGTCATCTACGCCATCAAAAACTAAAGCACCGCCATCAGTAGATGTGAATCCCACACCATTTACTAATGTAGCGTTGTGGTTTCCTGTTAGGTCTGTTAGAACAGTACCTGTACCTGGATATGAGCTAGAATTAGCAGCATCTACATGCATCAATAGACCTGAGGATAGAATATCACCTGCTCCATCAAATACAGAAGACTGTATAGAGTTCGATATGCCTATAGATAATCCCATACTACCAAAGTGCTATTATACCCGAGGCTCCCGTTCCAGTGGCAAAGACCTGTATTACTTGAACAGGAACAAAGCCAATAGGCATGTTAGTAAATGTTACAATGTCACCACTAGATGTCTGTACCTTCAAGTTTCCCGCTACGCCAACGTACAAAACACAGCCAGTAGTTGCAGCGTTGTAGATTGTATAAGCATCAGTAGCACCACCCGTAGTTGCGGGAGAAAGTTTTAAAACAGTGTCACTATTTACACTTGTAACATTGTAAGCTATGTCTGGAGTATTACCCGTGTTGTACACGATTGCACCTGCAGAGCTAACAATAGACTTAAAAGTTGTACTAGCGTCTGTCAATGTATTAGCTGCTGAAAAATCAGCAATACCTGAAAACACCTCTGTAGATACATCAGGTATTAGAACAGTGTCACTTGGTATAACAGGCAAAGCTCTGCCTACTTGTAATTTTTGATATGCCATTATTTTTATTTTTTATATGGAAATATTCTGTTTAATGTGTCCTTTCGACCATCGCACCCGCAGTCCTCAACACCTAATTTTTTACTAACAACCTTAACAACCTTCTTGATTCCTGTCTTTGTTGTTAGCTTGTCAATTGTATCGCCTAAGCCTTTTGATTTACTCATTACTTATCACATTTACATAAATCGCAAGCATTGCAGTCCTCTATAACAAAAGTCAACTTTATAATTAACTTGTTCCACCAACACTTCAATTTATTATTAAAAGAAATTATTTTTTTACCTAACCAAACTAATGCCTTACCCATAATTTAATATTTTCCTTGTCTACTTTTTGGTGAACTCTTCGTAGAGCCACCTTTACCTGCCCATAAATGCTTACATGCCCAATACTTGGCTGTTAGCTTATTCTTTGCCTGCCCACACTTGTGCCTAGCTCTAAAACTTTTTCGTGCCGCAGCAGAGTAGTTATGACCATAGCCCTTAGCACCAAAGTGAATCAACTTCTCTTTGCCACCAGAACATGCCTTTACCATCTTCTTTTTACCAGCTCTGTCTGAAGATACAACCTTGTTGCACTTCATTTTACTTTT